ATACATCCAAGTTGTTTGTGGAGACATCAACCAGTGTCGTCTGTCCATCCACTTGTAAATTACCCGATACATCCAAGTTGTTTGTGGATACGTTAACAAGTGTCGTCTGTCCATCCACTTGTAAATTACCCGATACATCCAAGTTGTTTGTGGAGACATCAACCAGTGTCGTCTGTCCATCCACTTGTAAATTACCCGATACATCCAAGTTGTTTGTGGAGACATCAACCAGTGTCGTCTGTCCATCCACTTGTAAATTACCCGATACATCCAAATTATTTACTGAAATGTCATCTAAAGAGATTGAACCATTTACAACTAGATTTCCACTAATCTCAGCATTTCCATTTGGATCAACTAAAAAACCTCTATTTGTAACAAAACGAATGTCTGTTTCATCCCACACAGCTACTCCATTATCTACTGGAAGTTCTTCTCGTGTTGCTACTGGTTGCATATCTCCTTGTGTCCCAATACGAAATGTATTAGAACTTTCATCATATAAAAACTGATAAGGTGAACGTACATTTCCACCTACACCTGAAGGACCACGATAAATAATAAATCCACTCTCAAAATCATTCGGGTTTGGTAATAAACCATTTGGATCAATATTTCCATTACTATCGACAGTTTGATTGATTTCGATGAGATTATCTTTAATCACTAAGTTTTCAGTGCTTATTTTAGTGACTTGGTCTTTTACTATCAAATTGCCATCTATGACTACATTATTACTAAATTTAGTATCCCCATCAACAAGTATACTACTTGTAGAAGTTATATGAAGAAGCTCACTTGTTGAAATATCAAAACTATTACCTTGTCCAATATACGTTCCATCACAAAAATTTATACCAGAAACATCTTGTATCAAATTACAATTAAAATTCATGTTACTTCCTGGACCTAAATTAAAATTCCCATTTTCACATATATTCAAACTACCAACATTCTTGATATTATTACATTGCATATTCAAGTCTCCTGTCATATAATCTCCATTTCTACATACAAATGAATCTGCAAGTGCAGTTTTATTCGATTTGAAAGCGATGTACTTATGATAATTGTTATAACTCATAATTATATAATTATGTGATATAAAAATTATATACTTACTATAAATTATATGTATTTGGAACCCGTAAATTATACTTCTTATAAATCTCATCTCGTATTTGATTAAACTCAATGGTAAATGTAAAGTTATTATTCATAAAATCAACTAATCTACCATCGTGATAACGAAAACGAAACTTCAGTTTTGATATTTTTTTAATAGGAGGATCGTAATGACTGAGATTTTGAAGAAACATATTTCTTGAATCATCTTGTTTACCAAAAGGTAAATTTAAAATTGGAATTTTAGCAAATGCCGAATTTACTACAGCACTATAATCATTTCCAAATGAATTATTTGTAGATATAGAGTATGGTTTAATCTCATCATAAGAATTGAATTTATCCATTTCCATATAAAAAACTTTATCTCCTATCAAATTTGGATTAAAAGGTGCTTTTATATATTGAAGTGGAACATTAGGATCTTCTGGAGAAATCCATATATTATTAGGATGATATCCCATATAAGAAAAGGATAAAGGTAATGGAATATCACACTCGTCTGTATAAGGTTTTGAATGATATGTAGTTCTATCAAATCCCAAATAAGAGCCTAAACCCCAATTCATATAATTAAACCATATAGTAGATTGTTCACACGTTGTATCATACTTTTCTTGCTTATCAAATAAAAATATAAACTCATCTGTTGGATTTCCAAACCAAAAAGTATTATCTATTTTATGATATAATACATTCATACAAGTATAGTAATCCATACAAGGATCATGCGAAAATATATAATGCGAAATTGCTTTATTCATTTTATCTTCTAACTCTAGGGCTAAATCTTCAGCACAATATGTCCCATTATAAATTTCTATTGTATAACATACACCATTATTATAGGCTTCCTTTAAAATATCATAATATTCATCGTCCTTGTTTGTAGGATTTAACTTAAATGACATCTTTGTATTTTGATTACTTGTTGAAAATGTATAATAATTCAATGGGAAACTGCACTGGACTAAACGGACTGATTGGACGTTTTGAAGAGGTTGTGGCAATTCCACCTCAAAATGATTAGAAAATGGCCATTTTCTAATATCTCTATCTTCTGAATGTATTGTAACTAGTTTCCTATCTAATACAAAATCTTGTTTTCTTTCAATTAATGGATGATTTGTCTCTAGATTATAAATAGTACTCATATATTATAAAAATATTATTTTCATATCTTTAAACCAAATAACAAAACATAATTACATTTAAATATTGGATTAATACATAGATGAATACTATTACCGACTATAATAAAGATAAAATAATTCATTCTTTATATAATATCATACATACTACACGAAATAAAAGACCATTACAAATCAAAAAATCATTAATACAAGAAAACTTTAAAGTTCCAAAAGGATACAATAGTTTCTTCTTTCCTGAAGAAATAAAATCTTTTATTACTAAAAATCAAAAAATCCAATTCAAATGTTCCTTTACAATTTCTACTATCAAAGTAAATATTTATCTTATTGTATTCAGAGAGAACATTGATATTTCCTACTTTGAACAATTTATGAAAAAAATAATTCATTGGTTGTTCATTTGCGATTTGATAGGAACTGGAAAACTATGTGGTAATACTCTTGATGTGTTTATATATCTAACACCTTTTAAAAAACTATTTCCTAGTAAAAGAAGTATTATGTTACAACCCATTCACGTAAACTCAGGTTTTTCGACACTATGTCAAGAAGAGAATGAAGTTGTTGTATTTAGAGAAGAAGAATGGTTTAAGGTATTTATTCATGAAACATTCCATTCTTATGGAATGGATATAAATCAATGGAATGATGCTATTGGACAAAAACAAATATTAAAAGTATTTCATCTTAATAAGAAAAATACAAACATTCTATTAAGCGAAACATATACAGAAGTATGGAGCCGTATTATGAATACAGCCTTCTATTCTTATCAAGATACGAACAATTATCCCGAGTTTCGTATTCATTTTACGTATACTATCAAAATGGAATCTATTTTTTCCATTTATAAAGGTAAAAGTATACTTGATTTTATTGGAATACAATATTCTAATCTTACTCAAGGAAACTATCCAACTTCTATGTATAGAGAGAAAGTTTCCATCTTTTCTTACTTTATTCTCTCTTCTATTTTACTTCATAGTCCATACGAATTTATACAATTATGTTGTGACTTTAATAATAATTTCTTTATTTTTGAAAATAATAATTCAACGCTCATATATGCTTTCCTTAAACTTATAAAGAAGAAATATAAAAATACACAATTAATAAAATTATATAACACATTCAAAACTGATTTTTCATCTCTACGTATGACTTTTATTGACCATTAATTATAAAATTGACACACATTCTATGGTATTTTAAATAGATATAACGATGGACCTCACCGAAGAACAAGAGATTATTTTCAATTCATATAAAAATAAAGAAAATATATTTATTACAGGACCTGGAGGTTGTGGCAAATCATTTATCATTAAACATATTGTAAAAGATGCTTGTTATAATAATATCAAAGTTTCTGTATGTGCCATGACAGGTTGTGCCGCCATATTATTAAATTGTTGTGCAACTACATTACATAGATGGAGTGGTATTGGTATTGATTATTCAAATCCTGATAAAGTATATCAACGGATTAAACGAAATCGATATTTATCTAATCAATGGAAAAATATTCAACTTCTTATTATTGATGAAGTAAGTATGATGTCTAAAGAAGTTTTTGAATTACTCCATTATATAAGTAAAAAAATAAGAAAAAATGAAGAAAACTTTGGTGGTATACAGCTTATATGTAGTGGCGATTTTTATCAATTAGCACCTATTGATAAAAATAAAAATGTCGAATATTGTTTTGAAAGTTCATTGTGGAATGACACCTTCGATTCTCAAATATTAATGGATAGTGTGATTAGACAAAAAGATAAAAAATTTCTAAATATTTTAAATGAAGTAAGAACTGGTACATTAAATTCAAAAACAATAAAACGATTGAAAAAAAGAATTATTGATAAAGAAACAATGGAACGCTTAATGGCTGATGAAACTATTAAACCAGTATTGCTTACTCCCATTAAAAGCAAAGTGAATGAAATTAATCATCGAGAACTATCCAAACTTAAAGATCGTATGAAATATTCTTATACTTATTCTTTTCAATATACTAAACCACAAATTCAAAACTCCGATGATACATTATTTATGAAAATGCAAATGCTTCATCATAAAATTCCATCCAATTCAGAACTTAAAAAAGAACAAGAATACATGTTGAAAAACTCAATGTTTGATAAAGAATTAACTCTCTATATTGGTAGTCAAGTCATGTGTATCGCAAATGTAGACCTTGATAATGGTATATGTAATGGAACTACTGGTATTGTATGTGCATTTAATGATACAAAACCTATTGTCAGACTATCTAATGGTTCTATACATACATTTAAACAACATACTTGGTATAGCGATAATATACCTGGTGCTTGTATTATGCAATATCCTCTTGTTCTTGCTTGGGCAATTACAATCCATAAATCTCAAGGTTCTACACTCGATAATGCTATCGTAGATATTGGTAACTCTGTATTTAGTGAAGGTCAAACTTATGTAGCATTATCAAGACTTCGAAGCTTAGATGGCTTATATCTTACATCCTTTGATGCTTCTAAAATTAAAATTAATAAAAAGGTTAGACAATTCTATGCTCAATTTTACGAAGAGGAAACTATATAATTCCAATCTGTTTCTTCCTTTCTTCCACCATCATATTTTATAACTAATTTTTTATTCAGTAACCATTCACATATATTCTCTCCTTCCAAAAATATATTTCCCAAAACTCTACCATATTTATCATAACCTTTAATATCAATGTCTATATATTTTCCCATTATTTTATCCGCTAATCTATCACGCACTATGAGACCTGCCTCTCTCTCGACCTTATTAGTTGTTCGTAATTCAGGGGCATCAATACCTACTAAACGTATCGAAAACTTATAATAATGTTTCAAATAATATACACCTATTGTAATCGTGTCTCCGTCATATACCTTTATTACTTTTCCATATCTAAAATTAGGCACAAACTTATCAAACTCTTTTAACCCTTTATTTTTTAATTTATATCTCAAATATCGTTTATATAATCGTGCAAACATTCTATATGTATCTCTTATTATCTATTTAAATATCTATAAAATTGATTATCAATTTTGTAGATAATCATGACTATACGTTATAAACAACAAAATGAAAATATACATTCATCAAACTATTACTCAATCAAGGAAGTTTATCACACAACAATTGTATACAAAAATAAATTCTATGTATTATTATTTCTATAGACCAAAAATTAAACTTGGAAGATGGTCCTTACTATACCATCCAAAAGATATTGAACAACGTGTCAAGAGAGAAAACGAAGACCATAGCTTTTAATATTAACTGATAATTACTATATAAAAATTAGAAAATTAAATGTTTATGTATCCACTCTGAAATTTTTGAAAAACAAGGATTTAACAACTCATTTATACCATCCATATAATTTTTATAATATTCTTTTTTTTCACTCATTAGTAATAATGAATGAAGCAAAATATAGTATTCTGATTCATTATATAAACTAGTTATTCTCTCAAATACTCTATTTATATTATTATTGTTTTCTATCATGGATTTATCCACCTTATGATTTTCTCCTTCATTTTTAACATCAGGCTCTAAATCAAGAAGAGACTTATACAATTGTAAAGTATGTAAAAGAGAGATTTTATCAGTTGTAGAATAAGTTTGAATTAGCTTGTCTAATCCTCTTTTTGACATTTTAATCAATATAGAATACAGGTTTTCATTCTTGTTTCTTTTTCCACTTACTTCTACCTTTATCTCTTTTAAATGCTGATAGTATAGGGTAAATCTTTGACATACATTGAATAAATAGAATAAATCATCTTTTGTATCATTATGATACCATCTAATTAATGATTGAGAAAAAGATGGTTCCTGAATACATAGTAAATTATTATGAATGGTTATCTTGGTTCCTTGAGGACAATAAGAGAGAAAACCTAGTTGTAAAATTGCTTGTAGTGGTTCTAAGATAGT